ATGGATATGACAACTGAGATCTCTGGTTCTGACTACGGAATTATGTATCAAGGTACATTAATGGTTGCTAAGTATGCTCTTGGTCATGGAATCCTAAGACCAGAATGTGCAGCTACTATTAAGTTATCTGCTTCTTAATTTCAATTTATAGGGTATCTTATTATTAGATACCCTTTTTTTTTATTATCATGCCACAAGGAAAAGCTTACAATATTAAAAAGAAAAAGAAAGGTGGGAGAGACTCACTTAAGATTAAAAAGAAGGGGTACTAATTATGTTTGGTAAAAACAAAAAGAAGAAAGGTATTCTTGGATTAGAAGGGCAAGCTTATGTTGATGCTTATAATAAAAAGAAAAAAGAAACTGGTAAAACAACGCTTGTTGAAAAAGCTAGATTTGTAAAAGAGACAGCTAAGATTAGAAACAAAATGATTCAATCAGGAGGTATGTAATGACTACTATAGCTGCAACAACTGAACTTCAATGTATTAACATTATGTTGGCTGCTATAGGAGAAGCACCTATAAACAGTCTTGTCGGTACACTTCCTGTTGATGCTCGTATTGCTCAATCAACTCTTACTGAAGTAAACAAAAGTGTTCAGTCAGAAGGTTGGTCTTTTAATACTGAAACAGATGTAACTCTTACTAGAGATGGATCTAATAAAATTAATTTACCTACAGATGTTCTTAGAGTTGACGCTAATATTCACCAACACCCAACCATAGATCCTATACAACGTGGATTAAAATTATATGACAGACAAAATAATAAGTTTGAATTTGAAGAAGACTTAATTTGTACTGTTGTTTATTTTAGAGATTTTGATGAAATACCAGAACCAGCTAGATACTATATGAATATTAAAGCTGCAAGAATGTTTGTTGATAGACTTGTAGGTGACCAAGGATTAAGAACTTATACACAAGAAGATGAAGTGAGAGCTAGATCAATTTTAATGGAAACAGATTTAGCAAATGGAGATCACAATATGCTACGAGGAGATCCTTCTCTTACCAATGTCTTTGATACTTACAATCCTTCTAGTGCTTTAATTAGATAATTATGAGTGTTATTTCAAGATCTATACCTACATTACTAAGAGGTATATCGCAGTCTTCTGATGCCTTGAAGCAACCAGACCACGCAGATATACAAGATAATGCTGATAGCAACCCTGTTCTTGGTCTTACGAAAAGGTCAGGATCTCAGTTCTTAGCTACAGTTGGTAGTTCTACTCTTGGTAATGTTCATATACAAACTATAAACAGAGATGCTAGTGAACAGTATGTAGCAATATTTAGTAATGGTAATGTCAAAGTTTATGAGTTAGATGGTACAGAAAAAACAGTAAACAAACCTAATGGAACTGCTTACTTAAATACATCAAACCCTAGAAATGTGATGAAGACAGTAACTATTGCTGACTTTACTTTTGTTGTTAATACAAGTATTACAACAGCAATGGATACAGCACTATCAAATAGTGCTAACAATATTACTCAAGCAATTATATTTATTAATCAGGCTACTTCTAAAACAACCTATTCTGTCACTGTAGATAATGTAACAGTAACCGACAATACAGATGGTAATGATCCTCTTTCAACTGATACTGTAGCTTCTGATCTTGCTGCTGGATTAAATTCTGGTCTTACAGGTTTTACCATTGCTAGGAATGGTCCTGTAATTCATGTAAAGAAAAATGATGGTTCTGACTTTTCGATAGATGGTACTGATACTCAAGGTAATACTAAAATGACAATAATAAAAGATTCAGTACAGCAATTTACTGATCTTCCAAATGTATCACCTAATGGATATGTAGTAGAAATTGTTGGAGATGAAGGTACAGGTTTTGATAATTATTACGTTAAATTTACAACTAACAATGGTAATGCTTTTGAAGAAGGGCAATGGTCAGAAACAGTAGAAGCTGGCATACCTTTTAAATTTAATTATGACACTATGCCCCATGTCTTAATAAGACAAGCAGATGGTAATTTTAGATTTGCAAGAGTAGATGGTGGTACTTATACAATATCTGGTACAACATATACTCTTCCTATATGGGCTGAACGTATTGCTGGTGATTTAGTATCCGCACCTGATCCTTCTTTTATAGGACAAAAAATTAATAATGTATTTTTCTTTAGAAACAGACTTGGATTTCTTGCAGGTGATAATGTAATTCTTTCAACAGTATCAGAGTTTTTTAATTTCTTTCCAGAAACAGTTATATCAATTTTAGATACTGAACCTATAGATGTAGCTGCTTCTCATACCAAAGTTGCAATCTTAAAACACGCAGTAACTATGGGAGAAAAACTAATATTATTTTCTGACCAAACGCAATTTGTATTATCAAGTTCAGCAGACAACCTTACACCTTCAACAGCTAACGTATTAGTACAAACTGAGTTTGAAAGCAATACAATAGCACAGCCTGTAAGTGCTGGTTCTTCTATTTATTTTTTAACTAAGAAAGGTTCTTTTGCAGGTATAAGAGAATATATTATTGCAAATAATCAACAGATTCAAGATGCTGCAAATACAACTATTCATGTACCAAAACTAATACCAAGTGGTATTTTTAAAATGGCAGTATCAAATAATCAAGACATTCTTGTTTTGCTTGGTACAGACAATTCAAACAAGTTATATGTAAATAGATGGTTATATGGTGAAGGTTTTAGTAAAGCTTTGAACGCTTGGTTTACCTATACCTTGAACAGTAATAGGTCTATTTTAAATATTGATTTTATTGGTACTGATTTGATAATGGTTATAGAAGAAGCTAATGGTGTTACTTTAGAAAAAATACCATTTGAAACTAACTTTACAGAACCTAATGCAGACTTTGAATATCATTTAGATCATAAAGTAGCTGAGACTACTAGCAATGTATCTGTTGCTTATAACTCTAGTACTGACATTACAACTTTTACTGTTCCATATAGACTAAGAGCAAACATGAATATTATTGGTCGTTATCTTGCTAGTGGAGAAACAAGTACTTATGTTGATAGTCAAGGCAATACGCAAACACTTAAATCAGGACAAGTTTTAAAAACCACTAACCTTACAAACGGATCTACTTCTACAATTACAGCATTAGGTAATTACACAAATAGTAAATTTATTATTGGTGAACCTTATGAAATGCACTATAGGTTTAGTCAACAAAGACTTACTCAAGGTGGAGGTGGTGCTACTGAACTTATAAGTGGTCGATTACAAATACATCATTTTTATATTAAGTATGAAGATTCTGGTTTTTTTCAAGTAGAAGTAACACCTGAGAATAGAGACACATCACTACATAAATTTACTGGTCGTCTGCTTGGTGCTTCTTCTTCTTCTATTGGTCAGATCAATTTAGATACAGGTACATTTAAAGTTCCTATTATGAGTAAATCAGACAGAGTAAGTATAGATGTAAAGAATAATACATTCTTACCTACCTTATTAGCTAGTGCAGAATATGAAGGTGTATTCCACATGAGGAGTAGAAGAATGTAATGGGATATTTAAGGAAATCAAAATTATCAGATCTTAATTATGTATGTCAAAACATGAGACAAATGGATAGGTTAGAAGGTTTATATCAAACAGGTAAAGACCCAGAAGATGCTTTACGTTTATGTTATTTGTTTGGTGAAAAAGTCTTAACAATAGCTGGTGACAAAGATCAACCTATGGGGTTATGTGGAGTAATAAAAGGTGGTTGTATATGGATGATATGTACAGATGAATTGTTTTCTAATAAAAAATATAAAATACAACTTATAAGAAAAGGTCGGGAATGGGTAGATAGTTTGTTGAAATCTTATAAAGTCCTATATAATTTTGTATATGCAGAGAATGATTCTGCTATAAAGTGGTTAGAAGCACTTGGTTTTGTTTTTATAAAGTATCACGCAAAGTATGGACAACATGAAAAACCATTTTATGAATTTCTGAGGATTGCCTAAATGTGTTCAATTCCAGCAGCTATTAGTGGAGGTTTATCTGCATTTCAAGGTCTTGCCATGCAAGGTGCTGCAAAAGATAAAGCCAAACAAACTTATCAACAAGAAGTAGAAGGTACACAATCTGCTGAAGATAACAAAAGAAACAAACAATTAGCTTTATCTGAAGGTAAACAAGAAAAAACTGTAGCTGCTAGACAAGATCAATTTGCTAAAAGAATTGATACTTTAAGAGCTACTTCTGCTTTATTAGCATCAGGACAATCTGGTAATACCACAAATTTATTAGTAATGGACGAAATAAGACAAGGTGCAAACGTCAATGAAAAGATAAGACAAAGCATTAAATCTATGGACAGACAATATTTGTTTGATATAAAATCAACTGAAGCAGAAAAACAAGGTATTGTAAATAGATTAAGAAGTAATACTATTAATGCTTATAATGCAATACCTTCAACAGCTTCAATTCTTTTAGGTGCTGTTTCAAGTTCCTTTAATACTGAACTTAGTAGACCAGAAGGAGCTTTTAGTAGTTAATTATGTCATCAAGTTTTCAAAGCACATCAGGCGAAAGTTTTAGAAGACCAGTTAATACTTTTGTGCAACCTGTTACTGCTACACAAAAAAGTAGTATGGCAGATGTAGCAGAAATCTTATCAGTTGTTAATCCAGTATTAACAAAATATGTAGTAAAAAAAGACGATCAAAGAAATGAAAGAAAATTGGTAGAAGGTCAAGAATTTATATTGCAAGCAGATGATGAAGAATTAAAAAATGCAATGAAAATAATAAATGAAAGAGAAGGTAGTAGAGCTAAAAAAGATTTTTTAGGTAATAATAAATTTTTTCAGATAGGTGCAGAAAGGCAAATAGCAATTAACTTAGGTAATGCTGCGGAATTAAACACAGAAAAGTTTTTTAAAAATCACATGGTTGAAGTGCCAAATAAATCTGGTGGTGTTGATTATGTACCTTTATCAGACTTTGATGTAAACTCTGCTGTTTTTGATAACGCATTATCGAAATTTAATAGAACTTCATTAATAAATACAAAGGGAATAAGACCATCAATTTTAAATAAATTTTTCTTACCAAAGCAAAATGCAGCTTTAGAAAAAGTTTTTGATAGACAAATTAGCAAATCAGCAGATAAAAATATTGCTAAATATGCAAGCATACTTTCATCAACTTCTTTACAAAATTTTCGTAATATAAAAAAATACGATAAAAATATAGAACTTAATATTATTGATAATGATGGATTTATAACTGGTTATGATCATGCTGTAAATTTAACGCAAGAAGATATAAATTATGCTGTTAAATTAGGTTTATCAGGAGTTGTTTCGCCTACAGCTTTAGTAGAAACAATTAAAAACAATGCTTACACAATATTGAATGAGTTTGAAGAAGGTAATATATCTTGGGTTGAAGCACAAGAAGAGTTAGATGATTATATAGATTTTATGAGTGATCTCAAGGTAGGACCAAAAGGTAGAACTAAAGAAGGAGTAGAGGTACAAAAAACATTAGGAGAATTTTTAGAAAAAGATGATTCAATTTTAAATTTAAAAAAAGATATATACAAACAAATTAATGATTTAAATAAAGAAGAATCAGATCTCATTGAAGCAGATAAAAAAAAGGATATACAAGAAACTTTTAAGACTATTAATTATTCAATCTCTCCTTCTGACAAGAATTATTCTAAAGTATTAAAACAAAATGTTGCTACTCTTAAGAATTTAACTAAAAGATATCCAAACCTTAGAAAGTATATTGTTCAAGAATATAATTTAAGAAATGATAATATAGATCTTTGGTGGGATAGATTTACAAGAGACTATAACAATGGCAAATTTGGAGATAGAGATAATGCAATAACAAAAATAAATAGTTTTATGGCTGTGTTAGGTTCAACTGCAAGTAACGAAGACAGAAAAAGATATGACAAAGCCTTAACTTTAATTAACAAAGAAAACCCACAAGGAGTATTTGCTAGTCACCCTCAATTCAAAACAACTCTTACACAAGTAAAAGAAGCTTTAAGAGAAGATAATAATTCTGGATATACAGTCGTTAAGTTTAGCTATATAAATGCTTTTAATGATTTGTCAAATAGATATAGAAATAAAATTGATGATTGGGCTGTAAAAGATTATCCAAATGAAAATGCAAAAGAAGAAGCAAAAAATCTAATTCTTAATTTTCTAAAAGAAGAAGGATTAAAAATAGTAAATGGTGAGTATCAATTTGAAGATAAGTTGCTTGAAGAATTTTATAAGAGAGCAAATCAACCAAGGAAAACTTCAAAAAAATTAAAAGATCTTAAAGGGTTAGCAGAAGGTGGACCTGTTAAAAAAGATGAGCCTGTAATTGTAGGTGAAGAAGGACCAGAATTAATCGTACCTAAAACTGATGGTTTAGTTATACCTAATGACGTTTTAGAAAATACAACACAAATAGTAAATGACGTTGTTCAATCAATGAATGGTGTTGAAGAAGAGCCAGAACAAATAACTATTGTAGGAAAAGAAGAAACAAATGGTATAAAAAGATTTGAAGCTAACTTCCCAATTTTTTACAAATTAGCAAAAGAAGCAGGTCATAAATTTCCAGAGATAACAGCAGCACAAGTTATGTTAGAAACAAGTAATGGTGCTGATCCTTCTGCTGTAAATAATTTTCTAGGTCTAAAAGCAACAACAAGCGAAACAGAAAGAGGAGAGTCAACTTTACAGAACACTACAGAAAATGAAGGTGATAAAGTTATTTCTATTCAAGATAATTTTAAAAACTTTGAAAGTTTGCCAGATATGATGAGTCAATACAAAACAGAATGGAATGATGACTTTATGGATAGAAAAGGTATTGTTAATGTAAATACTGCTGAAGAAGCAGCTAAGTTGCTACAAGCAAATGTGTATGCAACTGATCCTGATTATGCTACAAAGCTTATGCAAATAATCAAAGATGCAAAACGTAATCCTCCATTATTTTAAACATGACAAGTTCAACTCCAAACATAGGTTTTGAAGAAGAAAAGCCTACTGAAAATATAGGTCTTGGTCAAGAGTCTGCTACTGAAGATATAGGATTTACTGAAGAACCTATTACTGATATAGGATTTGGTGATGTTACCAATACTGACAGATCAAAAATAAATCAACAAGAAGAACCACAAGTTGAATTTACTAATAATTTTGATAACAAAAAAATATTTAGTATGGATAAGAGTTGGTTGGATTGGGATACAGAATATGATTTTAGTGATTACACAAATACTTTTTTACAAGATGGTGAAGAACCATTTGATTTATATGCAGAGCCAAATGATAAGACAAGAAACATCTTTAATAAAACTATAGACTTTTCAAGTGGAGAAGATACAGTACCAAATCTTGAATCACGTTTAAAGTTTTTAAGTGTTTATGATTTTATAAAAGGTAATCAATTTACTAACTTAGGTTTTAATAACAAACCACTTAGTCGCCCAAATGACAGAAGAGATTTTTTTAAATTAATAAAAAAAGAAACAGGATTTACAGGTGAAGATTTTTTAGGAAACAAAATATCTAGAGAAGATGTAGAGAGTGAAGAGTTCCAAAATGGTCTTGCAAATGTAATGAAACATTATGAAGACAAAGGTTTTACTATTAATATGCTTGAAGCTGATGACGAGTCGCAACTAAATAAATTAGCAAAAGGTATGGGTATAGAAATAGGTGTAGGTATGACAGCAGATTATGTCTTTGCACCTTTGCTTTTAGGTAATAATTGGGCTAAAGCTCTATATGCTCTTGGTCAATTTACAGTAGGTTATACAGCAGACATAGAATCACAAAAACAACAATTAAAAACAGAAGACAGAGTAAATTTTAAACCTGACCAAAGAAGAGCTATTGCATCAGGTGTAACACAAATAATACCTTTTGGTAATACTATCAAAGGTTGGAAAGGTGTAGTTGCGTCAGGTGCTTATGGTGGTACTATTGCCACCTCTGAAACTTTTATTAGAGATTTGCTTGGAGATGACGTTACTTTAGATGAATACTTTGCAAATGCAGGGTTAGGTATTGGATTTGGTGCTACTTTAAAAAGTTCTATAGAAGCGTTAGATGGTGTCATAAAAAAATATAAAAATTTTAGATATGACAAAATAAACAACATATTTAATTTAAAGAAAAAAGATGTACAAGTTGTAGAAGAAGCAAATGAAAATATAAATAAAGCAACTAAAGTTTTAAAGAATGATATACAAAGTAAAGGAGAAGACTACAACAATATTGGTGAAAAGTTAAAAAACGAAGGGTCTGGTACAAGTAGTCAAACAAATACAAAACCTATAGATGGTTCTGTAAGAACATATATAATGCCTAATCAATTCAAAAGAGATAAACCTAGATATGGAGATGCACCAATAGTCTTTCAATCTGATTTTGATAAGATGTCTTGGTACTTGAGATACAAAAAAACAAAATATTCAAAAAATGCAGATAAAATTTTAGAAAGTTTTATCACTCAAGGTTTTACTGAACAAGAAATAAGACAACATGGAACTAATTTGCATGAAAAAATTAAACAAATAGTTACTGATAAAACAGGATCAGCACAAGCAGGTCGAGGTAACACAGTAGGACTAACAATAGAAGTGCCAGCAGATGCTAAGTACTCTCAAGAAGTGCAGACAAGTATTACTGGCAAGAAACAAAACTTAGGAGATCTTACAAAAAATCCTCAATCAGTTAAATTTATTAAAGAATTTAAACCAAGACAGCAAGAGTTAGTAGAAGCAATAATTAGACAGTTAAAAGATGAAAATATTTTTGTAGGTTCTAAGAGTCAAATACAGACAAGACTTGAAGGTTTAGGAATGTTTGATGAAGGAGTTGTTAAATTATCTAACACAACTGCAATAAAAGAATATGCAGAGATGTATGCAAAACTCTATAACTTAGTTCCTAGTGATTCATTAAACTTTGCAGTTTCACAAGTCATAACACTAGCAACAGAAAATGTAGCTAATAAAAATCAAATTATGATGGATCTAATTAAGACAAAAGATTCCACACAAATTAGTAAAGCTATAGATGATTTGTTTGAGTCATTAACAGATGTAGAAGAATGGTTAACACTAGGTCTGCCACTAAGAACACAAGCAGGTAGAACTGTTAAGTCCTTTGGTATGAAGCCAGAACAAGGTATAGAAGGTAAGACTGTAGAAGAAATCACAGGTATGACAGCAGCAGAAAAAGCTGCTGCTACTGCCAAAGTACCTGAGTTACAAATAGATATTGATGATGCAATATCAAGAAATCAATTATTAAAAACTAGACTTACAGAAGCTTTAGAAGAAGCTACAAAAACAGGAGATTATTCAAAGTTAAATCAAGCAGCAGTTACTTTAAAAGCAGCAAGTGGTGATCCTAGAAAACTTGTTGCAATACAAAATCAAGATGCTATATCTACCTCACTTATAAAAGGATTAGATAAAGGTGCAAGGATTTTAAATGAAATTGGTATTAACGCTGTTTTATCTGGTCCCAATACACAAGCAATAAATTTATATTCTGGTGCAATGATGACGTTTATGAAAGCAATGAATAATTTTGCAGGTGCTAGTAGTGCGATTGAATTAAGAGCAGCACAACAATATATGTCTTATTTATTTTATAACTTAGATTTTGGTGTACAAGCTTGGAAAAGATCATGGGATATGGAAGACAACTTTATAAATGTTGGAAGTATAAAAGGAGATACAGGTCAACGATTTATTATATCTTCGGATTCTAGTTTTTGGCCTTTAAGGGCTTATGACGAATTTGGAAGGGTTATAAGATTACCTAGTAGGTTGATGACAGCAAATGACGCTTTAGTACAAGCACCTAATATTATTGCTGCTACTGCGTTTGAAGCTTTTTATGAAGGTATTGGTAGAAATTTAGAAGGAGAAGATTTAACAAAATATATAAAAGGAACTGTAGATGGTGTTATATCTTATTTATTAAAAGGGCAAGAAGGACAGCTAGGAAGAATAGAAGATGGAGTCCTTCAACCAACTGACGCAGTAATACAAAGAATACTTACAAGAGCAAAAAATGTTGGCAAGACTATTACCTTTACTCAAGACATAAGAACAGATAGTTATTTTGGTCAAGGTGCAAAGTTTATAAATGATGCAGCTATAAACAATCCAGCAGTTAGATTTTATTTTAAATTTACAAGAACTCCAACTAATATGTTTTTAGAAACTGCAAGATACTTGCCAATAGTAAATATGCCAATACAAGTAAATTTACCAAATGGAAAGAGAGTAAACATAAATCAAGTTAATCAACACCTTTTGCCTGATATGGTTGCTGACTTGAATAGTCCAGACCCTTATGTACGTCAACAAGCAAATGGTCAAATAAGAATGGGTGCTGCACTTGGCACTTTGATGTTGTTTATGACTAATAAACAATTTGAAGATGGAGATGACGAATATAAAAAAGAGTTTTTAACAGGTGGTGGTCCTAATTTTTATACCAAAGAAGGTGCTGTACAATGGATTTCTATGTATAAAAATGGTTGGCGACCTTATAGTAAAGCTGTTTTACAGTATGACGAGAATGGCGATCCTAAATTAAAAAATGGTAAACCTGTATATATTTATAAGAGTCTTGAATTTATACCTGATCCACTAGCTTCTTTAGTAAGAACTTGGTTAGATTTTGCAGAGATGCAACCTTGGTTATACGAAGGCGAACTTGATGCTCAAGGAGTAGCAGAATATGTAGGAACTTGGTTTGCTTTTGTTGGTCGTAATATGTTTGGTAAAACATACACAAGTCAAATATCAGAGTTATTGAAAATACTTTCAGCAGGTGGACGAATAAGTGAACAAGGTATAGATGAAGGTTTAAAATATCAAGACAAAAAATTT